GGGCACCACGATCACGCTGACTGGTTCGGGTCTCTCGGGTGCTATCCCGGCTGGCACGAGCGTGGCGTATCTTGCGTCCAATGGTCAGATCATCGAGACCTCGTCGTTCGTCACGACTGCGGCCTCGGCTGGTGCGACCTCGGTCACGATCAACTCGGCGGTTGCCGTTCCGGGTGGCGTCACCGCTATCCCGGCAGCGTCCAGCATCCTCTTCACCGTGTACAATGAAGTTCTGGTGAAGATCAACCTGCTGACGCACGGCTACTACAGCAGCACCACGGCTTAAGGAGCAGTAAGACATGGCTATTTCACGCGCACAACTTCTGAAGGAACTGCTCCCCGGCCTGAACGCTCTGTTCGGCATGGAGTACAGTCGCTATGGCGAGGAACACAAGGAGATCTACGAGACCGAGACCTCCGAGCGTTCCTTTGAAGAGGAGACGAAACTCTCCGGCTTCAGCGCCGCCCCGGTGAAGAACGAAGGTCAGGCTATTGCGTACGACAATGCGCAGGAAGCGTGGACCGCTCGTTACAACCACGAGACCATCGCTCTTGGTTTCGCCATCACGGAAGAGGCCGTCGAGGACAACCTCTACGACTCTCTGAGCAAGCGCTACACCAAGGCGCAGGCTCGTGCGATGGCGTACACGAAGCAGGTCAAGGCTGCGTCGACCCTGAACAACGCTTTCTCGCCCGCTTACACGGGTGGCGACGGCGTGCCGCTCATCTCGACCGCGCATCCGCTCGTTTCGGGCGGTACCAACAGCAACCGTCCTGCGGTGGCTGCTGACCTGAACGAGACCTCGCTTGAGTCGGCTGTCATCCAGATCGCTGGTTGGACCGACGAGCGTGGCCTGCTCATCGCTGCGAAGCCTCGGAAACTCATCGTCCCCCCGGCGCTCATGTTTGTCGCCAAGCGGCTGCTCGATACGGAACTCCGTGTCGGCACGACCGATAACGACATCAACGCGCTGAAGGCGATGGGTTCGATCCCCGAGGGCTACAAGGTCAACCACTTCCTCACGGACACCAACGCTTGGTTCCTGATGACGGACGTGCCGAATGGCCTGAAGCACTTCGTGCGTACCCCGCTGGCGACCTCGATGGACGGTGATTTCGACACGGGCAATGTCCGCTACAAGGCTCGTGAGCGTTACTCGTTCGGTTGGTCGGATCCTCTTGCGATCTTCGGTTCGCCGGGTTCGACTTGATGATGTGAAGGAGGGGGCTTCGGCCCCCTCCTTCTTTCCTGTTTGATCTAGGAAAACCCAGCCGTACTGACTCGCCTAGGAGACGTTGCACAGACAGTACGGCGACTTGTGCAAAAGGAGTCTTATCATGTCTTTCTCGACTTACTCTGGCCCGCTTCGCTCGGGCACCATCAAGGACGGCACCGTGGCCGCTGGCCGCAATACGGGTCTCTTTGTCCTCTCTCAGTCCTATGACACGGGCGTCGTCACCGCTGGTGTCGGTAACGTGGACGTCCAGTTCGGCAACCTCCCGCAGGGTGCCCAGATCGTGGACATCGTCGTGGATCAGGTCGTTGTTCCGGGCGGCTCCTCGACTTCGACCATCTCGGTCGGCAATGCTTCGGGCGGCGCTCAGTTGATGGCTGCTGTGGTGACCACC